CGCCCGACTATCGATCATGTTGGCATTGAAGCTCGCCACATTCCCCGCCATCTGCTGCGCCCCGCCGAAAGCCTGGCCCGTCATGCTGGTCAGGTTGCTTCCGATGTTGCCGCCGATGCCGCCGTAGCCCAGCGCCCGCGCATAAGGATCAACCGCCGTGGACATCCCGGCAGCCGTGCCAAGCACACCGGCAGCCTGCCCTTGGCGCCCGGTCACATTGCCCGTCACCATCTGGTTGGTCGCACTGGCAAAGTTCCGGCGGCTCGCCTCGCGGGCCTGCGCCATGGCGTCACGGTTGAGGATCTCAGCCGCGCTGGACGACATCGAGGAGCCAAGCCCACGGGCAGCAAAGGCTGCACGGGCCGACTGCTGCGCGTCACGGGTCTCGGCGGCGTTGAGGCTGCGGCCTAGGCCAAGGTCGCCTTCGGCCTGCTCGCGGAGCATCCGCTCGATGTTCGTCTCGCCGGCGTTGGCCGCGAGGTCACGCCCGATGCCGAGCACCTGAGTCACGGCGCCGCTGGCATCCTGAGTGTAGCGGTTGTTGAGGTTGTCGGAAATCTTTTGGATGGTCCCGAGCTGCAACCGCTCAAGTTGCGGATACGCCTCAATCTGCGCCTGCACCTGCGCGCGGCTGGCCGCTGCGGCCGACTCGTTGGCTTGCCGCATGAGCTGCCCGTAGTCGAGTAGCGGTGCGTGCTGCACGCTTGGTTTCTTAGATTTCTTGGATGATCCGCCCATATTTATAACCCTACCTTTCTTGCAAGTTTCGCCCAATCGTGGGCCTTAATTTCAAAACTGTTGTGCCGACACCAAAGCGCCCACCGCTGCGGGCGTGACGCCACGCGCATAAACTCCCGCACAGGGTTTGCGCAGCCAGCAGAAGCAGCCAGCTCCACGAACCAAGCGTTGTGTTCGCCGTCATCGTGAACCTCCGCGCCATCCCAGCGGCATTCGCGCGCCAGCAAGAATACTTGCGGCGTCGAGTAGATAAGTCCGTTGGTTAGATGCCATCCTAGTGTTTGTTCAAAGGTTTCGTCCGTGGTGTTTTCGTCCCACCATGCTTTTGCTTTTTGCCATGGGGTCATCGGAAGATGGCGACTCGATTGTATGACATATTTTCGCCAGAGCTTGATCCTTGTAGTCTTGTCTGAAATTCAAAACTGCCAGCGAGTTGTGAAATTGTTTGCGCGCTTCTTTGGCCGGTTGAGCCTCCAGCTTCTGCGTTTGTTAAAGCGGCATAATTGTCGTCCGGCATAGCGGTTGCAAATGTCATCGTGTAAGTTCCGGTAGCTGTGCGAACCACCTTGCTGACGTTTCCGGCGGCCCTAATCGTGCAACGAAATTCTCCATCAACAGTCGTGCCGGCCGTCCCATCAAAATTCACCCAAGCCCTGCACCCATAGATCGGCGCCGAGCCGGACTGTGCGCCGTTGAGTTTGGCGGCCGTCACCGCCGCATCTGCAATCTTCGCCGTGCCAATGTTGCTATCCGGCAGCGTGATGGTCTTGCTGCTCAAGTCCAGCGTAGCCGCCAACTTGCTCGCCGCAATCGCCGCCCCACTGCCAATGTCCGCGTCCACGATATTCGTCACCGTTGCCGAATCCACAAGCTGGTGCATATCGGCCGGCTCGACGGTCTCGCCGCTAATGAATGTTTTTCCTTTGGTTACTGTTGCCATGATGTCGTTCTCCTAAGTTTAAGCTGCGTGTCTCGTCTCCTGCGGCGGCTGGCTCGGGCCGGCAGCCTCGATGGAGACGTTGCGGATCTCCGGCCGGTTGGCCGTGGTCTGAAATTCCAGCTCGCAGTAATGCGCCTTGGCGCGGATCGGCTGCTTGAGCGTGTAGTCCTCCGAGAGTCCCGAGGTGTTCGTCTGCCCCGGCACCAGCAGGATGTCGTTGTCCGGGTTCACCGTGATGGCCCGCACGCTCACGCTGGCCGTGTCCGGAAGGACAACATCGGCCAGGCTGCGGATGAAGCGTTTGGTCGTCATCGTGCCCAGCCCATAGCGCCGCGTCCGTATGCGCCCCGGCACCGGCGTGATCACGTCCGCCTGCGCATCGGGCGACTGGTCGCCGGCCTCCAGCTCGTCAAGGAGCATGAGCTTGCCGGCGCGGTTGCTGACAAAGAGGCGGCGCTCGTTGGCGCGGGTGGCGACCAAGAAGTCACCGACGCCGAAGCCGTAGATGTCGCGGGTTTCCCACTGGTCGTTGAGCGCGTTGTAGAGGAAGACGCCGTTGTTGTTGTCGGCGCCGGCCAGCGGGACGGCCAAGTAATATCGGTTGGAATACCACAATCCGACCGAATCCTTGACCAAGCTGGCATTCAAATCGTCCAACTGGTTGGCGATCGGGTCCGACAGCGGCTTGGTGTCGCCGCGCAATTTCAAATCCAACCGGCTGTCGAGGCGATAGACGCCGCTGTCACTGAGGAAATAGACAAACTGTCCGGCCGTGGCGATGGTCCGGCGGGCCGAGCATCCGACCTCGTCGGTGAGCAGCGTGAGGCGGCTGATCGGGGTGTCGATGGAGAAGTCCTGTCCGTCCGTCGAGGCGAACTGATTGACCTCGGCCAGCCAGATTGACTTGCGGCAGAAGACCAAGAAGCTGCCCTCGACCCACGGATGGACGGCGACGACGAAGTCATTGCTGCCCGAGCCCGCCTTGAAGGACGCCCAGAATGGATCGTAAGTATTGGCGTCAAGCACGTCACTGATGCCGACTTGGTTCTTGCCATCGGGAATGACAAGCCGGTTGTTGACGTAGGTCGCCCAGCCGACCGAGCGGAGCGTGTTGTAGGTCGGCCCAGTGGCGGGCACGCCGCCGGGACTGCGGACGAAGGCTGTCCCGATGCCGTCCCAGTAGAGCGGAGCTTTGACCCTGCGCACCGTGCGGCCGGTCGCGCTAGTGTCGCTGGCGGTTCCGGCGGGAACGGTGATGGTAAAGCTGTTGGTCGAGGAAGTGACGATGTCGTATTCGTGGCCGCTGAACGCTGGCACTGAAGACCCCTCCAAGCGCACGCGGGCGCCGACCGGATAGCCGTGGGCAGTGCAATGCACGGTGGCGGTCGTCGTGCTCACGCTGATGCTGTTGCCGCCGCTTGTCGTTAGATTCTTAAACTGCCAGCCAGGCTGCGAAGGATCAGCCTCGCGGAGCAGATACAAGCGGTCAAAGGCTTGCACCATGCTGACCGCATCGGTCGGCTCAATGGTCTCATCCGGCGAGGTCGGGTAAGCCAAGTCCTGCGACAGCACCGAGATGACCAGCGTGTTGCCGTCCTCGTCCACAATCGGATCGCCGGTCTCGTCCACCAAGAAGCCGCCGGACCACACACCGGCGAAGCTCTGGTTGTCATCGAGGAGCACGGTGTAGGCTTGGTCGTTGCCAGCCAGCACGACGATCTCCGCGCTGGCCACCTGGTCGGGCGAGCGGAAGACGCAACTGGCGAAGACGCCGCCGGTGTAGCTACTGCGAATCTCCGGTCCCGGCGTGGTCAGCACGAACGGGATGGTCAGCGGCGAGCTGGCAATTGAGATGCTGTCCGCCATCCGCTTGGCGCCCTTGCGCGTCACGGCCACACCGCGATCCAGCCGCATGTTCTCACTGAGCTGGAGCATGCCGGCGGGCAGCGACACGGGGTTGATCCGCGAGGCATAGCCTGCGAATCCCATGTCGCCGTCGCGGGTGATTGGTGACTCTAGGGGCATTTAGCGGAAAATCGTCACATTGTTGGAGGCACGGTCAGCTCCCGCCCCTGCTGTTCGATTCGTTATTTGGACGTTGAGCGACGATGATGTTGCCGAGTTCCTAGTGGCCGACGAATTTCCCTCATACCCAAATGATGCATCAACTCCGTCTCCAGAAGTTGTTATTTGTGCGCAGTAGTTGGCGTCGGCCATCGCCGTTGAAAATGTAACTGTGTAATTGCCCGTCGTGTTTTTGAGCACGCTTGCCACGTTGCCGCTGGCGCGAATGCCTAAAGCGTAGTTGAGCGTCCCGCTGGCAGTTCCAGTTGACGCTGTTTGGAAGGTGAATGTGTCGTTGCCGGTCTTGGTAATCTCGGCTGATGCTGTATTGGCAGCCGTGTTGAGCCCGGTGTCTGTGGCAGAGGCGATGACCAGCTTGTTTCCGGTCTCTAGGCCGTGCGCCGTGCTGGTCACGGTGACGGTTGTTCCCGTGCGACTATAAGATTTTCCGGTGACGGCGGTGAAGTTGCCGTCAAAGTTGACCCAAGCACGGCAGCCGTAGATCGGGGCGCTTCCCGTTTGGGCGCCGGACAATTTAGGAGCCGTGATTGCCGCATCGGCGACATCCGCCGTTGCGATTGTGCCATCGACAAGGTTTGCGCTGGCTACGGTAATACCAGACGGCAGCGCCCCGGTTGCCAGTTTTGACAGCGCAATCGCCGCCGCCGCATCAATGTCCGCATTGACCAGCCCGCCGCGCACCACCGAAGCCGCCACGCGCTTGGTCTGTCCGCTCTGCTCGATGACAAACTCGTCGCCGCCGGCGATGGTGGTGGTTTGGGTTAATTGTCCGATTGTCTTGGCCATAGTGTTAGGAGTTGCTTGTTAGAACGTAGGAAAGTGTTTTGGCGTTATTCCGCTTCATCTCCGTCTCAACCATCGTGATGAAGGCCGGCCATTGCGCCGGAGGAATTGTCTGGCAGCCCTCGCTGCTCACGCTGCGGTTGCTGCCCTTGTGGATGTTGATGCCGAAGTAGCCGGTCTCGTCCTCGCCGCCGTCGCGGGAGACGGTGACAGGATTGCCCTGGACCAGAGCCCGGTAAGGGTTGCCGCTCCGAAGGCCGTGCTTGCCCAGCTTGTAGCGGTAGACGCCGGGCTTGAGGCTGGCGTAGCCCTTGCCGATCTTGGGGTTCTTCCCGTAGGCGCCGGGATCGACGTTGGCATTGAAGGCTGCGTGGACATTGGGGGAAACAAGGATGATGGCGTCGTCGTAGATCCCGCGATCCTGCTTGCCGACCGCGCCCATCGTATCGCGGTAGTAGCCGCGAATCCCAACCAGACACACCGGATCGCTGACCTTGCGGGAAGCGAGGAGCTTCTCCGTGGTCTTGCGTTCGATGCGTGGCCGGTTCTTGGGGATCATCTTGAGCGAATTTCCGCCTGCGCCTGCGCCACAGTCACGGGACCGACAAAGCCGTCCACCTTGAGCTGGCTTCCTTGGCTGTAGGCGTTGAGCATCTTCTGCAGTTGTGTGCCGTAGTCTTTGATCACGCTGGCCGGGAGCTTGGTGACCGCAATGTCGATGACCGCCCAAATGATCCCGGCGAGGACGGCTTCGTTGAGCCCAAGGGCGGCGACATCGAGGCCGAGCTTGCCGGACACATAGGTCACGGCGGCAGCGGCCAGGGCGGTGACGGCCTTTTGGATGATGGGACCGCCGCGACTAAGCAGCAGGCGGACGAGTTGGCGTTCGACGAAAGATTTCATTGTTCGGGTTTGCGCCATTCCTTGTAGGAGTTGACGAGGTTGTTGATGTTGGGAACGTAGGTGACCATGATTTTGATTGAGCCCCAATCGCCGGCTTGCGTCCGCTCGCCGTCCATGGGAGGAAGCGGAATGCTTACGCACCCACCAAGGATGAGCGCGCCGGCCAAGGCGAAAGCAAACGCGGGGCGACACACCATTAGAGTCGGGCGTTGTTGTCCTTGGCTTGCACCAAACCCCAGCCGGCGAGGATCGAGGTCACGATCAAGCCGAGGTCGGGCAGCGTGTCCGTGGCGAGGTATTCCTTCGCGCCGGTCGCCAAGGCGACGATGATGGTCAGGATGCCGATGCTAGTTGTTTTCCAGTTACGCATATTATTTTTGCTTCTGTTTCTTTCTGAGGTCATGGAGGACCGAAATGAGTGTGACTACGCCGACTGCCAAGCCGACCATAAGACCGGCCACGCGGAGGTAGACTTCAAGCTGCGAGACGAGCGACACGGCAGCCGAGCCGATGGACGCAAAGGTTCCGAGGGCGCCGCGCTCGACGGTTGAAAGGTGATGTTGCAAATAGCTCATGTTACTTGTCCAAATAATACGCCTCGGTGATGGTGCCCTTATGCCCGCGCTTCCAGTTCGCCTCCCAAGCCTCCCAGCTTGGCTCGTCGTTGCCGCTGGTCAGTGGGATCGATCCAAAATCCTTGTCGTAGGCGAATTTCTTGCCGTAGCGGAAGATAGTGTAAGCATGCCCGCGTGACTTCTCGCCCTCTTGCCAGCGGACGATGAGCACCTTCGCCGGAACGCCTTGCTTCTCCATGATCTCCTTGGCCGCGATGGCTGCGGGCAGGCAGGCATTCACCTGCTCGTCCACCGTGTTGCAGGCGGCGAGCAGGCAGGCGAGGGCGATGGCGAGGAGCGGGCGCATTAGGTCGTGAGTTGCTGGAGCAGCGTGTTGCTCAAGCGTTTGGGCCAATAGGCGACTTTGCGGATGTGGCCGCCGTAATAACTTGGTGACTCGGTTGTGCGACCGATTCGGAAATGCGTTAAGCCCGTTGGGACGTTGCCAGATGTGTCCGCTGTTCCAAGAGCGCCGCCAACCGCCGCTTGAAAGTCATTCTGTTTGTAGACGCCCGCAAATCTGACAATATCCCCAGCACTGGTGGCGGCACTAGAGGTAATGCTTGCTTGATTTGTGCCAACAACGGTCAGCCATTGCACACCCAATGACGCCGCTAAACCTACGCGGTGCCTGTTTGTATTCCCGCCAACTCCGCTGTCTATATTGACGATTGAGGCAGATTCCCTTCCGACTGAAACAAATTCGCAAAACACGGTTCCTTCTGACTCATTGTAAAATGAGGCGATTGGGTTGATTGCCGCAACGTCCGCGCTGCGGGTGGCGGCGGCGGTGGTCGTCGGGATGTAGGACGTGGGGAAGGCGCTTGCTTCTAACTGGGCGCCCCAGATGTAAGCGCCAGTGCCGGTGCCGGTGTATGCCGTGTTGTTGAGGTCGTCGGCGTCGTTGAGGATAATAAGCACTCCTTGCGATCCTGCGGTCGCCAAGGTCGCCGTCATCACCAAGCGATGCCAGCCACCGCCAACGGAAGTTATGCTGCGCGTCACACCAGACGTTGCGGTGCCTGTGACGGCGTTTTGGATGTCGAATGTGGCGAACTTTGCATCGCCACCAAAGCCCATTCGCAATGTGATCCACTGATGGTCTTCGTATTTGGCAAAGACCGAAAACGTGTAGGCACCGGCCGCATAAGTCTGCGAGTTGGCAATGCTATGCGCCTCGTTGACCAGCGTTGTTTCAATCAGATCGGCACTAGAAGTTCCATCCGGCGCAGTCGTTTGGTTGGTCGTGACCGTGATTCCGGTCGTTGTCCACGTTGTGGACAGGTCGGCGCTTTGAATAATTGTGTTGGTTCTGGCCTCCTCGATGAGAAGCCCGCGTGAAGCGCCGGTCGCCGGATCGTGGTCGAAGCGCGGAACATTGTTGCTGGCCGTTTGTAAAACGCCGTTGGCATCAAAGTAGGTCGCGTCAGACGCCCGCGTGAAGGTGATGGCGGGGCCGGTGCCGTGGTCGAGGGTCTTGAGCGCGGCGAAGTCGCGCTGGAAGGACGGAAGATCCGTCTCGTAGATCAGCTCGCGGTTGCCGATGAGGCCGCTGGAGAATCCTTGGATCATTTCTTGTAGGCGATGACGCTGCCGGAGTGCAGGTCGATGGCGGTGAAATTGCCAAAGATCGTCAGACCGGCGGGCACCGTGATAGCGCTGCCGAGGAGCGTGTTGGCGAGGCCGGTGACGTTGCCGGTGAGGACGCTGAACTTGGTGTCGGTCAGGGCTTGGATCGCGGACCACTCGCCGTTGTAGAGTGCTGTGTCGCCGATGTATTGAG